TACCTGGTCTGGTGAAATCTCCCGGGCGACACCAACCTGGCTCGCATCAACATCCGGCGCAATACCGTCATACCCGGCAATGATGCGAATTTTTGCAAACTCCTGCCCCAGTATCTTGTTCGTGGTATCGGTCGAAAGGTTGTAAATTTTCACGTTCGCCACTCGCGGCCAGCGTGTATCTGCCCACTCGATCTGGAACGTGACCTTAAAATCAGACAGGGAAACGCCCTGCCCGTTCTGGTCCAACAGTTGCAGCTCAAAATGGCGCATCCAGTTAAGAGACATTTCTACTCCTGCACGAAAATGAGGTGGCTGTATATGCCGAGGTTGGTTTTGGTGGGCTCGTCCGGTGCGCCTACATCGCAGCCAACGAGCAGCGCCCCGTTAATACCTAGTTGAGGATATTGCTCAAGAAGATTTACACCGGTTACCAGCGGCACGCCAGAAAGAAGCGGTTCGCCACTGCTATCTTGTACATCCAGAATCCAGCCAGCAGAATCACGCCAAATGACTCTCAGCGTGTATGTTGTCTCTGCTAACTGAATGCGAAATAGCTGGTTATCCGGCGATAAAGGGATTTCAGTTACATTCATTGGATACCTATAGAGTTACCAAGACTGGTTCCTTTTAGTCCATCAAACCACCCTGTTGACTTAATTACCGATTCATTTACTGGGGTGGTGGATTTAGTCCCGGAATTCTGCACCGCAGATGTACTAACCCCGTCCTGCATATCCGACTTATCTGCGACCTGCTTTTTAAATGTCTGCGACATGATCACTTCACGCAGGGTAAGCGTGCAGTTCAGCACGTTCTCGCTGGTTTTATCGGTCGTCACCTCAATGGCACGCACCAGCATATTGGTGTACACCCTCTTCCCGGTAACCACATCGAACGGTACGCGCTCAAGCTGCATATCCAGCAGCTTTTGGTATGTCTCCTTTGGGCTAAGCCCAGCGCTAAGACCGATTGAAGATGTATCAATGAAGTCCAGCAACGAACCGCCACCAGCGAAGCCGCATTCCATTGTGACTTCGCTGGGACGTTTATATGCATGATCGGCGATGAAACCCGACGCGCTATTCGTTGTTGGCTTCTCCACCGGATGCTCAGTAATTTCGAGCGCATCAGAATGCTTTTCGGAGACGACCACGCTGGGAATTAATATGCCAATTCGCCGGGATTGCTGGCGAAAAATCGCTGATAAAATATCCATTATCTCGGTCCTGCGGGGAGTTGCTGGGTTAACTGTGAATTCACGCCCTTTTGACGGTCAACAGTCAAACGGGCAGCCTCGCGCGGATCGAAAACGCCGTGGATGTTAATATTCGTTTCCTGCTGAATCACCGGGGCGCTGGTGGGCATATTGCTCATTACTTTCGGAATGTAGTTGCGCGTTTCCTGCGGCATTAGCCCCATTCCATAACGCTTAACATTCCCGATCCCCCAGTTATATGATGCCAGTGCTTTGCTAAGGTCTCCGCCGTTCTGCCGCAACAGCTGGCTGAGGTACTTAGCGGCTGCCTGAGCTGACTTTTCCGGGTCGAATACATCATTCCCACGCAGGCCCATGTCGCGCGCCGTGCCATCCATAAACTGAAACAGTCCTTTCGCGCCTGCGCCGGACACAGCGAACTGGTTACCACCCGACTCGGTGATCGCCACGCTTTTCAACAAGCCAGCAGGCAGCTGATAAAGAGACTCCAGCTTATTGAACAATGGCCCCATCCAGTCGAGCAAAACCTTGCCCTGCGCTGTGGCTTGTGGGCGTTTAACTGATTGCGCCAACTTGGTGGGATCGCTCGGTATATTTGGAGAGATTTCAGCAGCACCTGCCGGTGAGAAAAGTAAATTACCGATTTTGGCAATCCCGTCTGAGATCTTTTCAAGATAACCATTAGCAGCCTGCTGTCGGTTTTTTATTTCATCTCTTTCATGCGGGGCAATTTCATTACTACGAACATGCTGTTCCACCCCAGGAATGTCAGGCTGAACATTATCGCCATAAACGACGCCATTGCTTTGCGCTTGACGAATAATCTTACCTGGGCCACCATGCAGCCAATCCATCCATGCAGGCCACTCCCGTACCTCGCTAACGTCTTTGCGCCCAAGATCGGTTTTGATGCCGATCGCTGCAAGAGCGTCGCCAACGTTCCTTTTTGCGTAATTCCACGACGATTGCGCACTGGCTTTTATGTTTTCACGATCTGAAACCACATAACCGGCATACAATCCCCATAATTTAAGCCAGGGGGGTATCGGAAGGCCGGATATTTTTGCGAACGCTCCTAGCACTTTTGTTACCCAAACCCCAGCAATGAAGGTAGCCAAAATTTCCAGCGAGTTCTGCCACCCACCGACAGAATCCTTCAGCCCAAGCAGCTTATCGCGCAGCCAGAGAATTGCCTTTTTCGCCTTTTCTATTGCTGGCTCCCACTTGCTCCAGTCAATCAGACTTTTACCGCCTTCTTTCCACGTCTGGTAATCGTCATAGAGTAATCCGATCGCCAGAATCAGCGTGGTGATAATTCCAATCGGGGATTTCAGGAACGCAGAATTAAGCAGACGCCATGCGACAAGTAGAGCACCGAATATTTTCAGCAGATTTTTACTGCCATCGTCAAGACGCTTCCACCAGTCAATGACAGAGCCAGCGCCCTGTATGAGCCGCCACGCCATTCGCGTGAAGGCGTTCGCAAGCCAGATCACGCCTTTTATAACTCTGGTCAGCGTATCTTCAATCTTCGAGAAGTTGTCGAGGATGCGCCGCCGCAGGCTGTCCAGCGAACCAGCAAGACCACCAGCGAGGTTTGAGCCGATCTTGTCCCGCATAATGCCGAACAGCGACGTAAGCCCGCGCATGGACGTCATGAATTTGTTGGACTGAACGGCTGCCTTATCAGCGTTGAACCCCGTCTTTTGCAGCATAGACTGGTAATCGGCGGTAAAGCCATTCATGCCGCGCCGCATCGCCATCAGCGTGTTTTCATCGATGCCGAGCATCTGCGCGTATTGCTTCGCGCGGTAATACGGCATGTTGTTGAGCTTTTGCCCAACGCCAGTAAAGATGGCCGCAGTATCACGCATCTTTCCGCTGGCATCACGGGTCTGGACACCCAGACGGTTCAGGAAGCCTTCCGCCCCCGGATTGCTACGCATGAAACCGGCCAGCCCTTCGAGGGAGGACATGGCCGACTCGGCGCTGGCACCCGTTTGCGATGCGGCATAGCCCAGCGCTTTGATGCCCTGGACGCTGGCCCCCGTCCGCTGGGATGCCCAGTAAATTTTATCCAGACCATTCGCGATCTGGGTGGTAAATCCGACAATGCTCAGCGCTGCGCCTTCCACCACCGCGCCGACCTTCAGAACGTTCGCGGTAACGCCTTTCAGCACGGCTTCAAACTTATTAGCGCCAGCCTGATCGATATCGAATCCCAGCGAAACAAGGAAATCTTTAATCGTATCTGCGTTACCGCTCATTGGCCGCTCTCCATTTATCTACCCGGGCGTCGTTATCCTCGCGCATGTCGAGGTAGTCATTGAGAAGCGCGATGCGGCAAAGGTCTACCGCACCGCTGTTAAGGTCTTTCTGGTCAATATGGAAGGCAAGCGCCGGACGAAGAATAAAATCTTCACCGCCCGGCAGGCTGTTGAAGGTTATTCCGCTGGCGGGGTGGGCGTCTCGCTGGTAGGGAGTCCTTGCAAAAAATTTCCCAGCGAGTCGGCGACCACCCGCGCCACCAGTTGCAGCATGGTAAGCAGGTCGATATCGTCAAACGCCATTTCGCCATGCTGGCAGACCGGCACCCAGCCTTTCATGTGCTCGCGTGAAACAACGGAAAGACAGGGGAACAGGATAGCGTCCACGTCGCCATCACTCAGATCGGACACAGCATTGGCAATCTTTGGCAGGATGGTAGCCATCGCGCCTTCGGTGTCTTTGCTGCTGATCTTCTCCTGAACGCTCCGGAAGTCCGAAACCATCCCGGCCAGAACCGGCAACAGCTTGCGGGACACCTTCAGCTGTTCGAAAACGCTGAGCTTTGCGGTGCGATATTTCACGCCTTTAATTTCGAATTCCATGCGTTAAAACTCCCCGAGAAGCTGGTCAATCTTGCCGCAGTCGAATACCCAGGCGACGGTTCCGCCCTCTTTAGCGTTATTGAAATCAGGCTGTTTCTGGAATGCACACGAACGCGCAGTAGAAATATCACCCGATGCCGTGTTGCGAATGACGATCACGTTATTTCCCCAGGTGGCAGAGGACTGGCTTTGCGCGTTATACGCCAGAGACAGCTTCTTGTTCACCGGGGAGGTTTTCAGCAGCGTCACCGTAATGGTGCCTGACTTATCGGCGTGCAGGCTGTGCATCACCTCGCCATCGGCACCGATGGTCATGGTGTTTTTGTTGCCGCCCATGGTCTGGGTGATACCTTCCTCAGAGTTCGCAGAACCCTGACCAAGATCGATAACTCCGGTCGGCCCGGTGAGCGACGCGGTTACATCGAGAAAAGAATAAGTTGCCATTTATCGCTCCTTAGCGAACCACGTTGATCTGCACATCGGCATAATGAACTGCGCCAGCCAGCTTACAGGCCACCTGGATTAACGGTGCTTTGCGCGCTTCGCGGTCGGCCTGCGCCTGTTCGGACAGCGGTTGCGCATACACGTAATAGCCTTTGGTCAGCGTATCGCCGGAATTCAGCTGTCCGATAGGGCCACCATTCCACACGCCAGCAGCTACCAGACCGTTCGTGACGGACTGATCCATGGACTGTTCAACGTTGGAAAGCAGACGGGTAACACCGGCATCAGTCTGCGGAATTTTGGTGGTGCTGGTGTAAAGCAGGTTATAGAGGTTGGTCTGAACGTAGTTCTGCAACCAGTCGAGCCCGTGGCGCTCGTCGAAGAAGTCACCGTTCGCCATGACACCCTGTTGCAGGATCGCCGTGTCGTTGGCGTAGTACACGAACACATTGCAGTTTTTTGCATCAAGTGCCGATGCCTGGCTGACTGTCAGTGTTTCATACCCGACACCCGGCTCCTGCTTAAACTTGAGCGTAATCGCGGTATTACTGCCATTGAAATTAACCGTGAATGCCCGGCCAAATGCAGATAACGCAGCGTATTTATTACCCGATGAATATTGAATAAAACTGCGTGAATATCCGGCGGTTTTCAGTTTTGATGCCAAATCATCGCTGGATGCAGTCTGCAGGCATTTCTCATCGCTTGTCGTAATCGCCAGAATACGGCTTACAGAAGAGGATTCGATCGCCGCAGCCACTTTCAGCCAGTCTGCATCCGGAATATCTTCATCGTCTGCAATCCCCAGCCCATACCATGAAGTATAATCGAGCATGGCATTCACAGCCTGCTCCAGCGTCTCAGTCGTGGCCTGTTCGCTGTCTCCCTTCGTTTTCACCCAACGACCAACAAAAACCTCCTGAGGTTTCGGTGATTGTGAGAAAAACACCTGCGCAGCCTTATATTCTGGTGATTCCACGCCAAAATCTTTTCCAATATCTTCCGCGGCAGAATAACGACGAATGCGCTCACTTACCGGAATGATTGTGGACGGGCCGAGAATGAGTAATGCACCAAAATTTCGCCCTGATGCTGCACGCGGCGACATGATCACATCAACATTAACAACGTTTGATACAGGCAAGCCCTGTGCCATAGCTTAATCTCCGAAAAAGATGACTGGTGCTTCCACCAGCGATTTAATACCGTACTCGCGCACAACCTTCCGGCGCAGACGCACCGTCATGTCGTAGCGGCGAACCCATTGCTGGTTGATAAGTTCGGGGAAAGGGGTCAGACCGGTATAGTCGCCCAGAGACAAACCAAGCGCGTTCAGCTCAGCATTGTTTTGCGGGACAGATATGCCATCGCGAAAACGGGACGCATAAGACATACCAGCCGGGCCATAGAACGACGCCATGCACTCGAACGTTTCATGCCTCCAGAGCTGAGCGCCCTCTTCAGTCTGCCCGGTGAATGCAGGGTTGTTATCAATGAGCAACCCGGTAACGCCAAACGCGCACCAGTTCGTTTCAACGGGTGGCAGTGGCGGCTGATTTTTCTGCCAGCGCGGACGAACCATTCCAGACGGCAAGCCGGAAACATTGCGCATCCACTGGCTTAGCAGCCTGTCGAGCGCTTCGTCATAAGCCGGATCGCCGCTGGTGGGTGTCAGCCAGCCGCGCTCTGTGCTGGTGTTATTGCTCAATGGGAGTTCCCCCATCAAACGGCAGTAATTCACAATGAGCCTGGACGAAGCCAGCACCGTAAGCCGTATACGGGTCGACGAATGTCACGCGATAATCACGGTTCTGATACGTCACGATATCGGCATCACGGCCAGTCTGCCCCTGCGTCAGCCGCTCAGTTGTCACGATGAGAATCGCGCCGCTGATAACCTGCCCGGCCTGCATGCGGCGGTTTTCCAGGGAGCGGTCAACAGTAACAACCCCGGCAAACTGCGTTTTAACTTCGCTGTCGCTGCCGATCCCGTCATCGTCCACCGTTTGCGCGCGACGCGTTACCCACAGGTTGAAGTCGCAAAAATCGGGGTCAAAAAGCACGTCTGTTACATCAAGAGTCGGCATCTTTATCCCTCACAATATGGGTAATAGCTCTGCGATATTGCCCGGTGTCGATTAGCGGTTTCACCAGATCGGTTCCAGGAGACTCACCAGCAGCGCGCCGCGCAAGTTCCTCTTTTGCCCCTTTGCGCCCACGGCGTGCGCGTGCTTCAACGGTGCTATCAGCAAGCGGTGTAAAGCCGGTAATGGTCATGTAACGCCTGACGCCATTCGCGGCCAGCGTTCCGGCGCGGTTAAGCGCTCTTTCCGCACCCGCCGCATTTCCATCAAGCGCAGCCTGCGCCGCTGCTTTGAGCTGCGGCACCGTCTGTTCCTCTACGGATTTAACGCCGGGGATCAGGTGCGGGCGTGGGGGTATGTTTTGCGCTGGTGAGCCGTATTCGTTGACGTAACCGATCCCGGCATTACCAAACGGAACATCCTCACGCTCGCTGTCTTCTTCCGGGATGCCCACCAGCACATCCTTTTTGGTTAGCGACCGGAGCGCATCCAGAATGGCCTGAGCGTTATCAACCCTCGTTGTTACACCACTTTTGAAACTCATAGCTGGCGACCGCCCGCACCGAACATCGTGATCAGCTGATAAAATTCAGCGCCATATCGGGTGTTATTCCAGAAGCCTGCGTCAGGGTTTAGCGTCGCGCTGGTGTCATAGCTGACGCTTACCTTGTCAACGGACTTGGAGGACTGAACACCATTGGTTGAGCCACCCGGGCCGCCGACGAGCATTGCCCGGCTATCTGCCGCCCAGAGCGTCATGTAGTGAGCCAC